CTATCTGATATGGCGTAAGACTTCTTACCTGTAGCAAAAGTTGTCATTATACACCATCTCCATAGAATGTTTTTGGTGATATAAATAAAGACGTTCTTTGTCCATCTTCTTGTAAAGCTCTTTGCATTTCATCTTCGTAAATTAATTTTAACATTTCAGTTTTTTCTGGTCGGTAAGTAATACTTAAATAATAAGAAAGTCCTGAAGTTAAACATGGTAAAAATCTAAATACAACATCTGGAGTATTTGTATATCTTCCACCATCTTCAATTCTTGCAAGATAATAAAATTTTAATTGAAAATTACTTGGTGTGCTTTGACTAGAAAATCCAGATCCTGGTGTTTGATATAAAAAGATACTTGGACTAGTAGTTCTTTGTACATAATATTGAGAAGGTGTTCCTTGTGATAATTTATTTGGTAATGCAGCGTAAGCTGATCTGTCTATTTTAGTTAATGAAGTATCTGTGGGTTGTGAAGCGTTTGGAGATGTATTATTTCTAACATATGCCTCTAATACATCGTTAATATCGTTTGGATAATTTGTAGGATCTGATGCAAAATTATATTCAGCTTGGCCCAATACTAAAGGGATCGCGGCTAATTTAACTTTCCATAAATGGACACCTCTATTGTCCCATTCTGATAATAAAATATTAAGATTTCTTCTTGCTACCTTTATATGATTACCTGATCGAGCTGATCCAATACCTACACGTCCATAAGCTTCGTCAAAAAGCTCATCTAGTTCAAGATTGAAACTTGTAGTTCCGGAAGTAGTCATCTACTCTCCTACTTATCTATGAATAGCGTAATACTTAATGCACTACTATTAGCAGTTACACCAATACCGTCAACAATTGCTGTTCCATTTCTTGTGGCATATAAAACTCCGTCTTCTGGAATATTTAATGTTTCAGTTTGGTTAGCACCTACAGAAACGCTAATATAAACTTGTGTATTAGTTGAACCACTTACAGTTGTAGCATTTACTAAACCATTAATAACTGCTGTTCCTGAACTTCCTGTTGATTGAATCATGTAACCACGAAGTCTTGTAGGTCCTGTAAAAAGAACTGCGTTTGTAGAACTTGTAACGACTGGTTTTACATCACTTTTGTAACTCATTTTATCTCCTTGTATTAAGGAGCTCCGAAGAGCTCCTTAAATTAATTTATTATGCTACTTGTGAGTATTCAATTATCCATCTAAATGAACCACGCGCACTTGGTGTAGTTGTATTAGTGATATTTAAATAAATAGTTCTAGCTGCAGAAGCATATAACGGACTTGCCGCTGGTGCTGCATCGCTAGCAGTAGTATTCAACAAAGTTGTATTATAGTAAGCTCCAGCTGGAACAGATGTTCCACCATCTAGAATTTCATCAGCTGCAGTAGCTACGATTTGAGCTCCTGAAGATGAAGTTCCTACTTCAAATCCAACGTCTCCTGTTGCAACAGTTGCTGTTGTAACACAAAGTATTGATATTTTTGTAATAACTGTATTTGCTGGTTGACTAAATTCAGAAATACTGTCTCCATTAGTTGCATTTAAAGTTCCTGTAGCAACACCTTGCAATACGATTGCTGGTGAAGTTACTACAGTGCCGGCAGAATTTATTACAAAATTATTTGTATATTCACCAGTTGTTGTGCTTTGTACTGAATTCAGAAAACCGTTTAACGATCTTACTGGACCAGTAAATGTTGTTAGTGCCATAAGTTTATTCTCCTAGTTTTTCCAATCTAGTCTCTAGGCCGTCGACTATACGCGTCTAGATCAGAAGTTAATGTATAGTTCTATAAATATAGCTTAATTTTTTAAAAAGAGCAAGAGGTGGCTTATGTTTCTCTCACTTTTATTCCAATTATATAACTAGTTTAGCTAGCTATAAATGCTGGATCTTCTTCTTCGCTTAAAACAAGGTTATTTTCTTGTCTAGCGGCTTCAAGATCCTGTTGAAGAATTTGTCTTTTGACTTCCTTCAACATTACGTCCAACCATTGCATGTCGGTCGTAAGTTTTCCCTGTTCAAGATAAGACTTGTTCCACTGTGATTCCAAGTCTATTTTCTTGGCCAGAAGTGATTGGGACAATGATGTCACGTTCAACCTCCTCATAGGTTATATAGAAAAAATTACTAATCTGTTTAGGACTAATCATTTTTTCTAATTGCTCTTTACTTGTTTTTCCCAGAAAGTCAAGTACTTTCTGATGTAACATTTCTGTAACAGAAATAGGTTCAGATTCCAAGGTAAATTGGATTTTTATGCCGTCTAGAAATACTTTTATTAGGTAGGTTTTCATCTTCTCACGGATGTTATTATAATGAATTATAGGGCGAGTCAAGCCCGCCCTATAATAAAAGTCTTTACGCTGATCCTGATGAACCGAAAGCGCCTCTTGGGTCAGAAAAGCCGAAGCTGTATCTCTCCCTAGCTTTATATCTTACGTTACCAGTTTCAAAATCTCCCTCCATAGAAGTTCTAATTGGGGATCTTTCAAAGTACTTTAAGCCATTTGGTACATCTGTCATGATGAAGAAAGCATCAGAGTCAGTTAAGAAATGGTTCACAACATAACCTTGTGGAATCATTCCTTTGTTTCTGATTGCATTGATATCATTGTCAGCTGTTCCAACTCTACCAGCAGAAGACATTAATCTGTCTGCAGTAAATTGCTGTTCAGAAGGGATGATTAATTTCATACCTTGAGCTGCAATTTTTAAACCTCTTTCATCTGTGAAAGCAGCAATATCTATTAAAGACTGCTCTAAAGATGTTTCATTTAAATCAGCTTGTGTTGCAAGCGTGTTTCTAAATGTTCCAGAGATTGTAGCGTGAGTCGTAGAGAATAAAGGAGATCCGTCACCACCTAAAAAGGAAGTGCTGAATCCGTTATTCAATACGTTAGCCGCAGTTACCTGCTTTGTATTCGCCATAGATCTAGCTAATGCTTTTGTATATCTAGACGCTAGTCTGTCATACAAGTTATCCTCGATCGCTTCTTCAGTGATCGCGAATGCAAGAGCTATAGTGTTGTGCGTATATCTAGCAGTGAAAGTTTCTTGTGCCTGATCGTAGTTGACACCAGATCCTTCCGCTTTGATGGCAGCGTTGCCGAAACCTGATAACATAACTTCTTCTTCAAAAGCTCTGTCAGAAGTTTCTTTCACGAAGATTTCTTCGTGTTCGCTGTCATAACGTTTATATTCAAGTCCAAACAGAGCGTTTAAACCTGGTTCTAGTTCTTTAACTAGTTGTGATCTTGAGATAGCCATAGTTTATATTCTCCTGTTATAGTAATTGAGTACCACTAGAAACTCTAACAATGAAATCTTCATTAGTTACAGCTTCTTCGTTACCTACAAATGGTGAAGTATTTAATACTATCACTTGTCCAGAACTTCCTACTGATGAAGTTCCTAAATCAAGATAAGCACCAGAAATACCATTGTTGGTATTACCTGCTGCGTATACTTGTTTAAAAGTTACTCCAACTGCAGTAGTTCCTAGAGCAGTTCCTGTAGATTTAACGAGGTACAGTTGATTTGGATCGTTAATTACAAACGCCTGAATTTCACCTTGAGTGATATTCGTTTGTGAGTAAAAATTAACGAACTTTGGTTTTTTTGTTGATGGGTCTGATTCTATCAAGCAACCATTGAACACGCCAAAAATACTAGTTAGAGCTGAAGTATCAACTACGATAACTCCACCAGTAACGTTTAGCTTAACAAGGTCTCCTTGAAAAATAGACGAGCTGTAGTTGTCCACGATCGTATATTGATCTTGTCCGCCTGCAGCTGGGTTCCCACCAAGTTTGCCTAACGGTCTAAAACCGAAGGCAGCTGTTGAGTTTGCCATATTTATTTTCTCCTTAAGTTTATTTAAACTTTGTGGTTAGGAATTACTAAATAATTAGTTTTTCTTTGAGCCACCAAAAGTTACACGAGTCTGCCTATCTTTGCTGATGGGCATACTTGGATGCTGTTCCTTAAAAGGATCGTTTGCAATAGCTTCTTCTCGGTCTTGAGTTCTTTTTGCAAAGTACTCTTCGCGAGATTTTGCGATCTCTTCAGGTATCCTAGCCAGCAATAGGCCGCCAACTCCAATGACTCCTGCGTATTTTCCGTCTTTGACTGATGGGTAATTAGAGTCCGGATATTCATCCGCTCTAACAAATTCCCAACCAGATCTCAATTTGCCTGAAATGTTCTTCGTATCATCGAAGCCAGCACTTTCGGCTCTTATCCATCTATGTCTAAATCCGTCTGGCGCAGGTGGTGCATCCAGAGATGATGGTGGAGTCCAAACTTTAGGTCTATCTGTTTTAGTCCTAGTTTCGCTCGCACGGGAAGTCTTAATGT